ATTCCAGTTTCAGGATCAAACCACAATAGTGGAAATCTCTTTGTGTGTTTAGCTGGTAATGTATAAGTCAATGGCGATCTACCATGAAGTAAATAATAATTCCTATCTTTTACTTCCCAAGTAGGTGCCTTAGTTTCTTTTTTCTTTTGTTTTGTTTCTTTTGTTTCTTTTGGTTCTTCCATGATATAATATAATAAAAGTGAAAAAGACCCCTAGTTAAAGGGGTCTTAAATTGTAATTTACGGAGTTTCTTCCGGTGCTGGAGCCTCAGGTGTAGGTCCAGCTGAAGTTATATTAACTATAACTGGAGCTTCTAAATAATCCTGAGATCTAACAGCGTCACTCATAACTGGTATTTTGTAAACATCAGCTATTCCGGCTTCTATTGCCTCAATAAGAGCCGTAGTAGTTACCGCTAATAATTCCCCTTCTGCTGGTTCAAACATATCCCAAGTGATATCCATTGAACCTCCAGCAGTATTAATAGTAATAGGTGTACCACCTGGTCCTACTTCTCCCTCTGATACAACTAGTGGGACAGCAACGTCATCTAAATAAACGCTGCCATCTGTTGCTTCGAACTTTATAAGTGCCATAATTTTATATTTTAAAAGTTAATAAATTAATCTGTAAATAATACAAAGTTATTAGCGCCTTGAACACAAAGACATCTTTCAGATAGGAAGTGAACTTCCATAGCGTCAAGATCCGAAGTGTAAGCTCCACCAACAGAACCAGTGATCCAAGACTTGTATCTTCTATCATCTGTTTCTGACGCTCTATATCTTACGTGTAAGAATGGACGTCTGATGTTTCNACCTAACATTTGNTCATAAACAGTTGATGTACCAGCAGGAACCATAACTCCTTTGATATTNTCAACCATACCTCTAGTTGAAGCATCGTTTAAGTATTTCCANTCAGTTTTGTAGAAGTCATAAGAACCTCTTCTAAACCCTGAAAATCCAAAGTTTAACGCCATTTCACCAGAGTTNTCAAATAGACCGTAAGAAGCAGCTGTTGCAGCAGCATAACCACCACCAGCTTGAGCACCGATCATATCATCAAAATCAAGAGCTGTAGCTCTATCTAAGAAAAGCATGTTTTCTTCAATAGCGCCTTGAGCATCTAATTGCTGAAGAATGTCATCAAAATCTGCTAATGCACCAGAACCAGGTCCAGCAGCTCCAGCAAATCCAGAGTATACATTACCTCTGTCTTCTAAAGCAGCGAACATACCTTGAGTACCTCCGCCGGAATTAGCAATACCTTGAGTATCTAACTCACCTTCAACCATCACCATTTCAAGATAATCATCATATCTTAATCTAGTTTCTGATTCAGCTTTCATAAACCAATAGTAACCAGAAGTACCATCTTCAGTTGCAACTTCAACCCAACCAATTTGAGCTGTGTCAGAGCCATTAACAGTGTACTGATCTTTTATAATTGTAGGTTTATTGCTAAACTGAGTAAGAACTGGTTCAACACCACCTCCCATGCCGTTAGTTCCTTTAGCAAAATCAGAACCATAGACAAATACTCTAACATTAGCAGCACCAGCTATAGCACCCCAAGCAGCTTGAGTATAGCATGAAGCTTCAAACTGATCAGCAGTAAGAGCAGGCGCAGTTCCATCTGGTCCAACTCTAGTTATGATACCTTTTAAAGTAAGTCCAGTGACTGGATCGTAAGCAACTATTGTTTGATTTACTCTAACAGCAACTTGTCCAGAAGCTGGAAGAGCGCCAGCACCTACAGTAAAAATATTACCTGATGCACCACCAACAGTAGTTTCATCATAAGCAATATGCAACCTGTTTTGTTCAGACCAAATAACTTGATCAGATGTCATTGGCATTTCGGCGCCAACCATTCTTAAGAAACCAGAGATGGTTCTATTACCAAATCTCTCAACTTCTTGTTCGTATAACTCAGGTAAATTTTGCTGAGCAAAATCCGCAAAGTCATTAGGGATACCAGCTCCACCACCATTATCTGTCCACTGTAAATAGTTAGTAGAAAGAATAACTGGTTCAGCAGACGGTTGTAATCCCGCGTTTTGTACTGTAAAAGCCATAATTTATATATTTATTTTTTACGTTTTATTTTTAGTTTAGAGCTATCTACGCCTGAAACAGACTTGATTTTCATTCCGTTGAACGTAATACCATCAGTTGGAGCCGAAACTCTAGCTTTGCTATTAATGTTTTTGGAATCAGCAATTACATCTTTAACAGCATCGGCTTTGCCTTGCTCGTAAAAATGATTTGCTATCTTATCTATATTTCTAGCGGCATACATCGCTTTATGGTAACCATTTAAATCACCCACACTACCATCTTCATTTAAGAACGTCTTAATAAAGTCATTGATATTAGATTGCTTATTGGCCACATCACTTGGATTGTTAACTTTGTATCTAAATCTCTTATCTCCTAAGTTAAATTCAAAACCTTTGAACTCATCAGAGAAATGATTTTTAGTCCTATCAACAAATATTTCGTGATTTTTCTTAGCAACTTCTTGCTCTTTGTTATATCTGTTGAAAAAGTCTAATGCTTTTTGTTGATCTGGATTAACGTTTGATCTCATTTTGATCTCATCGTAATATTTATCCTTTAAATCATTTAAAAAACCTCTTGCTTTTGCAACTTCTTCTTTAATCGCAAGCTTTTTCTTGCGTATATCTTTTTCATCGTCATAATCCTCATCATAGGAAAATTTATCATCTAACATAAATTCAATCTCTTCCATATCTAAATGAGGCTTAGTGCCTTTGTAATACTCTTTTAATAGTGAAACTTCGTCAACATTAGAATAATCAGCATTTAATCTTACATAATCTTCTATAGTTCCACCAGTCTCTTGCATAAAATTTAATAATTTATTTACATTATCTGGTAAAGTTTCACTATACTTTTCTTTAGTATTACTTGTAATTTCTTTTTTTTCCTCAGAAACAACTTCTTCTATAATTGTTATTTCCTTTTCCTCTTGTACTTCTTGTCCCACGCTTTGCAATTCCACTTGCTCTTTGGGTTCTTCTTTTTCTTCGCGTAACACGCTGCTCTCTGTTTCTGATTCTTGAACGGCATTATCTTCTTTTTTACTTAAATCAAACTTAACAGGTTCGTTATTTTTATTTTTAGCTAATTGTTTTGGTTTTCTTTTTTTAGCTTTCGATTTCACTTTTAGTCCTTCAACTTTAGTATCGTGAACTGGTTGTTCTCTTGTTTCTAATACTTCTTTGTTTTTTTCCATGATATAATATTACATAATTGTTTGTTCTTCCATTCCAGGCATTTCACCCTGTTGCGGAAGATTTACTTGACCTTCAAAATTTGTAGGTAATAAATTGTTATTTCTTTGCTCAATCATTTGGCTTTGCTGAGTAGCTTGCATTTTAGTTCTTTGATCTTTTCTGTTTTCTGCTTCAGCTTGTTGAGACTGTTTACTTTGAACTTCTAATTGCTTAAGCTGCATGTCATATTGAAACTGCAACTCCATTAATTGTTTTTTAACTTCTGCTTCAGCTTGTATCTTCTGTATTTCGAATTGTGACTTACCTTGCTCTATCTGTAATTTAGTTTCTGTTTCAGCTTGATTCTTTTGAACGTCTGCCATAGCTGCTCTTTCAGCTGCTTCTGCGTTAGCTTGAGCTTGTTGTTGTACAAGTTGCTGTTGTCTAGCGTGATCTTCTTCAGCTTTCTTTTTACGTCTTAATTTTAACATTTGATTCGCTAAAGACAAGTTCCTTACTTCTCTTATATCTATAGCATCTTCTAAATGTATTGACTGTTGTTGTAGAGCTACTTGTATATTTTGTTCTAATAAAGCTTTCTCTTCGTCATCAGGTTCTACTTCTAAGTATATACCAAAATCTCTTAAATGTATATTTTGTATTTCTTCTAAAGTAGCAACGTTATAGGAACTAATACTATTTATTAAACTTTCTTTAAGTAGATCATATTGAATACAGTCAGCAACTCTTAATGATATGTTTTCACAAGCTCTTAGTGTTAAATAAAGACTAGCTTGCAATATATGTCTTGTGGCTGTATTTGAATTAGCAGCCGCTAACTTTTGTAAACCAACTAAAGCATCTCTATCAGGTGTACTAGCGTCTCTCGCTTCGTTCAAGCCGGTTACATCTCTTATCATCTGTAAGTAATATTGATAAGTCTGTATCAACGCTTGAATCTTGTGCATTCCATTAGAACTTTTTAGTTCTTGTATTGGAACTTTACCGTGGTTGAGGTCACCATCTTGAGTCATTGATCTACCAACTATACTACCAGTTTGGAAATACATGTTTAATGCTTCTGCTGGATTATAATTAGTACCATTACCTAAATCAACCTCTGCTAAACCATCAACATCTACAAATACACCGTCTGGTACAAGTTTAGACATCACCTGTTGCAACTTAAGAGAAGTTAACTGAATCATGTCAGCAAATGTGATCATTCTTTCAGTTAAAGATTCTATTCTTCCTTTATATATATTAGGAGCACATAACTGGTAATTCATGTTAACATGCACAGAATCTGAATAAGGTCTCGTCATATTTTCTGCTAATTCCCACTTTAGCATCATTGGGTGACCTAATATCTTTGCTCCACTATATAATACCTCTATTGATCTCGAGGTTCTTTCAAACTTGTCGCTAGCAGGTGGATTAAAAAAGTCCGTTTTCTGTATTGCTTTTTCTAACCCTTGATCTGTATATTTTATTTTAAATACTTGATCGACATAAGTTTTATATTCAAAGTATATAACTTGAACAGTATTGTCATCTTCTCTACCATTCCAGTTTCTAGTATAATCAGAGTTGCCAGGATATTTTTGTATAGTTTCTAATTCAGCATTAGTTAAATTAGGAAACTCTTTCTTTAATTCTGGCAAACTTAAACTCTTAACTTCACCAACATAGAATAGATCTTCAAAATTAGGATCTTCGGTATATGACCAAACTAAATTAGCTGGATCTACATATTCTAAAGTTATACCTTCAGATTTGTTAAAGTTAGTTTTTACAGCCCCTATACCTAATACAACTAAATCTCTATTAAATCTTCTTTTAACTAAATCAAATTTATTTTTTGCTAATGTATTTGATATTAATTCCTCTTCTGCTATTTCTATTGCTTGTTTGTAATCTAATTGCATGTGAACTTCCAGTTCTTCTTCTGAAGCTGGTATAGTGTCCATTGCTTGCGTTTGAGATACGTCAACACCTAGAGTTTGTTGTACTTTTTCTATATACTCTCTAGTCTTTATGTCATTTAGTATTCTAGTAGCATAATCAGTTCTTAGTTTTTGAGAAGCAGGATCTTGTGAATAAGCTTTTATAGTATGTCCTCTATCCGACATTCCATTTACAACTATATCTACAAATTTAGGTATTATTGGAACAGGTTTCCAATCTAAATTTAAATAAGATAAATCTCCATTTATCGCTAATTCATCTTTGTATTTTTGTATGCTTTGTTCTCCTCTAGCGTATAGTCTTCTTCTATGGAATACATTGTAGTTATTTAAGTATCTCTCTCCACCAACTCCATATCTAAACCACTCGCTTTCTATGGCATTGGCAACTTGAAGCCCATACTCATAAGTCATTTTTTCTGCTTCAGGTACTACCTGATCCGGGAAAGAACTCCTTGTGTTAGTATAAATCATTTAGTTAAAATTTTTGAAATAGCACCATCGTTGTCATATCTTTTTATACCTAAATCTATTTTTTTAATTGTTCTATCTGTTAGCGGTTTATACTTGTTTCTATTACAAGCCATAATGGCTAAACCAGAACTTATAGAGGCATCGTGTTGTGTTCTATTGTTAATATTAAATTTTGTCCAGTCTTCTAGAGTTCTTTGAAAATACATATCACCATACGTTTCTCCATTGAATCCGACATTCTCTTCTATATAAGTTTCAATTGCAGCAGCGTGCGCTTGAATAATATCTTGACTTGAGTTAGGTATACCACCTATTTCTTTTTCTGTTACAGATAATTTGTTCCAAACTTTATCTGGTCTATTAATTGAAAATGGCCTATAACCTCTACGCTTTAAATAGTAAAGCAATCTTGGTTTATTATTTTCAACTAATATAGGCATTCCATAAAATACGCAAGCCATTAATACATCTTCAAAAAATATCTCAGCTGTAGGAGGTCTTGATATATACTCTAAAAAAAACCTACTACTTGGAACTTCATCTAAACTAAACTTAGTTAAACCGTGTAAAGATCCATTAGAACCTCTTTGATCAACTGTACCAGAAATATCATAACTATCACAACCAAAAGCTCCTAGATGTTCATTACCAGGATACTTCATTCCATTTTTTACTATCACTTGATTTTGAAGATTTTTAGGTGGAACCCAACTAACTCTGAATCTACCGTTAGGATTTGGTGAGAAAAATACTCTAGTATCTTTAACTCCATTCTCCCATTGTAAGCTTCCCCGAGTGACAGCGACTTGATTATTTAATTCTTCGTTGTAATCTATCTGCTCATATATCTTTACGAGATTAAATAAACTCTCTTTAGTTTCATCCCTGAAAGCGTGTTTTTCTGTTCTAGGAAATTGCCTAAAAAATTCATTTAAACCGTCTTGATCATTCTTTAAACCTTCAGCTTCATTATCCCAATATTCTACTACACCGATTTTTATAGGTAGTTCATCTATACCCATTACAGGTTTTTCAGGTGTATCAAATACAGGCCAACCATGCATATCTATATAACCTTCATAATTCCACTCCATTGGGATAAACAAAGAGTACAATCCAGATTTTGTTTGACCGTTTCTGTTTCTGTTAGTAACATCGGAATTGTAGTATATGTCTTTAAAGTTTTGACCACCTTTATCTAAAGCGTTAGATGTTGAACCCATCATGCACTTACCTATAATTCTTCTACCTAATCTTAAACAGGTTTTAGTTACCTTCCAGTTGTTCTTGATGTTATCAGGTCTCTCCCACTTACCACTTTCATCGTGAGCTAGTAGTTTTAATTTCTCACCATCATAACTGTTATCTCCAGTATTCTTCCAATCTATCGTAGTATCGAGTCCATCAAGTTCTTCAAGTTGCTCTCCAGTGTCGAGTTTTCTTCTGGTAAGTTTCGAAGCTGGAACTCTGTATGCCAGTTCTGTTTTAGGGCGATCCATACCATCTTGTATGGGTTTGAAGAAAAACGGATAATTAACTGATATGGGTACGACTTTATCAGTAAACATTTTTTTTGCATCTGACCCTGTTTTGGATAGCACGCCAAATCTAGAATCGCTTGACATTGTTGCTTGGTTAACGAGCTCTGCTGAAGCCATGAAGGAAAATCCCGAGCGTCGATTTTTAAGATAACACATCCCATAACATCGGTTGTCTGCTTTACAGGCTTCCCAAAAGTAGAAAAATAACTTATTTGATTCTCTATAGTCAGGTGCTCCAATATCAATTTTTGACCATTGCAAATACATGTAGTGAGTACCAGTGATATAGTTAGGAACACCGTTATTATAATACCAATAACCTTGTTCCCTACGGTTAAACTCTTCATTTATATAATCAAACCATTTTTCTTTAAAATCTATAGGATATTGATCCCATTCTAATGTACTCTTTATTCTTGAGAGTTCTTTTGGGTATTCTTGCCTTTCCCAATATTGTTCCTCCTTTTTTTCGCTTCGTTTATACGGTTCATTGACTGTTGGTAAAGCGATGCGGAGATTCTGTATTTCAATGATCTGTCCAATTTGACCTGTTTTACTTATAACTATAAAATCATACTCNTCATTATATCCGTACTCCCACTTCTTATGTCTGTTGTTTTTCTTTAATATTTTAGGATTAACAACGTCTTCTATTATTTTATATAGTGTCTGCTGATAACTCATTTAGATCTTTTTTCTGGAGATATAGAAAATGATTTTTTAGGTTTATCATCTTCNTTAGTTTCACCATTTAATATAGCTTCTTCCTCTTCTATTCTGTGNAGGATCTCAAGAGCGTCAAATATTGCTAACTTCTTTGTAGCTGCAGCATTCTTTAATCTATCAGCTGATACATCATCCTGTGTGTCTACTATAGGTTCTTTAGCAACTTTAATTAATTCATCAACTGCTACTTGCCCAGCTTGGATTATATTCTTCTTCGTCTCCTTTATATTCATATTCAATAACTATATCATTTGATTTCATACAATACAGTAGTTCATTATCTACAATAAACTCAAACTCTCTTCCGTTTTTAAAACCAACTAAAGCTCCAGGTTTTATTTTAACGTCATCTAATGAACTATTACCGTATCTCACGACACCTATGTTAGATTTTAATTTTGATGTTGTCTCTGGTGATTTATCTAACAATGGCTTAATAAAGCATCTGTCTAAGAAGCTTTTCCATTCTCCATTTCTTTTATATAAGTATATTTGATCATAACCACAAAAATACTTACCATCTTCAAAATGAGATCTACTATTCTTTTCTCTACCTTTTATATCATAGAATCTTCTAAACACATTGTGGTGTACCATTACTATATCACCTTCTTTAACATCTGTTTTAAATGCTAAAGGACAACTTACAACTTTAGCTTGTTTATTAACGTGTTTAAAACTTTCTATAGAAGTATTTAATATCAACTCTTTATCTTCTACTTTTTTACTATTGTTGTATCTTTCTCCTATAGGTTCTATGATAAAATCATAAACGCTATTCATTAATATTCTAAATCGTATTCTACAGCTATAGCCATATTAGAGTTAAATTTCTTCCAAGGTATTACCTCGTCTTCTTTTTGAATGTATATTAAATATTCACCATCTCCATCAGCGTTAACTATATCGCAAATAGTGTGACCACCATAAACTTGTTGACCAACAGAGTAGTGCATTGCATCATTCTTGTAATCAGAGCCAATACTTATTTTTCTTATTATATTAGACATTTTCTTCTACTTTTTCCTCAATAAGCGTGTATGTACCGTCTTCAATATTAATATTAATAGCACCGTACTCTTCTTCTAATCTCTTTCTTACCTCTACATCTTTTTCGTTAATAGTTTTGATCTTATGAAGTAGAGCATGTTTTTGAGATTCTAATACACCTATATCAGTTAACGTTTGATTTAATTCTCTTTGAGTTTCTCTTATTTCATTTAATTGTTCTTCTTTAATTTTCATTTAATTGTTTTTTTTAATTATTATTTACCTAAAAATAGACCTTCTATAAATGTACCGATACCGACAAAGAAAGTTCCTAAAGCCGTCCAAAACTTTGTTTCTAAACTTCTGATCCGTTTTTCATGATCATTTTTTTGTTTAGACATTTGCTCTATTTTAGTTTCAAGTCGTATTTGACCTTGTATAAGCTTGTCTATTTTGTCTTCCATGATGTTATTCTTCTGTTGGTTCTTCTGGCGTCCAAGCTGGAGTCGCTAATAAAGCTAATGCTTCCTCGTGATTTAAAATTTGTAATGGAACCAACCTACCATTTGTAATAAATGAAGGTGTTACATCATAACTAATCATCGCCTCAGTATTAGCTAGATTTCTTCTCATAGTTTGGGCACTCGATGTATTAACCTGGCTAAAGTCTACTAAACTTGTTTGAGTGTCTATGTCTATTACTATGTATGTACGCATTTTATATTTATTTTTAAGGTGTATCTGTTACTCGTGCTGATGGACTCATGTTTATACTATAAGCATTGTTATCACTGAATCCTGCATTTCCTACTAAGTTTGTTGGTATATCCATATTTGTACCTGTTCCATTAGCTTCACTTCTTGGAGCATCTCCTATTAAATCACTTACTGCCATGTTTGATGAAGTTCCATCATTACTGCTAATCATATCTCTAACTATCCAATCACTACCATTCCAAAAACTTTCTTTACCCAAAGTCCACCATGAATCTGGTTGAGGTGTAAAGTTAGTTAAATCTTGAGGTAAACCATTAGCATATAATTTTAAAACTTCTGTTGAAGTTAGAGTAGAATTGAACACTGAAAATTGACTTAACAAGCCTTCAAATTCTGGTAAATTATTATTTTGATTTCTTGCTATTGAGAATCCACTTGTTGAAGTTTGAAATTGCGTTATTCCCATATTTCTAAACCCTGCATTTGTTTCATCAACTCCATTAACATAAATTACTACTCTATCGGCGACAACTGGTTGAGATAAATCAAAAGTTATACAAAGATGTGTCCATACTCCTGCGCTTACTACTCCTGTATTTGAATAAGTATATTTGGATGTAGTATCACCATAAACTCTAATTCTTGCTAAATCATCTAAATGACAAGCTACTTGAAATTGTGTATTTATTGCACTTCTAACTATTGAGAATAAATATTGAAATATATTTACAGCAGTTGGCTTTATCCACATTGAAAATGTTGCACTTGTTTGACCATCTAATAATGAGAAAGTACTTGCTGTTTCAATATATTCAGTACCATCAAAAGCCATTGAATAATTCTCATAAGGTAAATTCCTTGTTAGATCACTTAATACTAAGTTACCTGAAGTCATACCTGAACTTTCTCCGTTTAGTGTAGATACATTGTTGTTGACTAGNNNTTGTTCTGTCATGCCTGAACTTGTTCCTGTGTTGCCATTTCCTGAAGCATCTGGAAATGTCCAGTTAGTAGAGAATGTAGCTGTGTCATCTAACTTCCACCATCCTTTTAGATTAGCACTTTGTATTGCTGTTGTTAATGGAGTTCCGTTGTTGTAAAGAGTTGCAATATCACCTCCAGCAACGTCTCCTTTAGTTGTAACAGTTCCATAACTTAAATCTGTGTTCCATACTTGAGCGTTAGCTAGACCAACATTAAAAGCTGGGAAATTTTGTGTAGTAAGAGATGAATTAGCAAGTGCTATTTTTAATGGTTGAGCATCTATTCCAGTACTACTTGCTGTTAATTGAGCTTCAAGTTTTCCATCTAAAAACAACTTAATACCATTAGCGTTACTTGTACCATCATAAACCAAAACTACATGATGCCATTTACCATCTTTTATATCTGTTCCAGAAAAATTAGTATCTTGATTTAAAGAACCGTCTGCATTCCAAATTCTATACCAAATTTCATTACCTGAGTTTAATCCTATACTCCAACTATTGTTAGTCCCGTCAGTTTGAGCAAATAATAATTGATAGTTGCTAGCTGCTGATAAATCAACTCTAACCCATATTGAAGCAGATATTTTATCATTAAATGTAAGTGAACCACTACCTAAATAAGCTCTACCGTTAACTGCAGAAGTTTTTCTAACGAAATTAAAACTCT